CCGCCCGGTTCGCCGCTGTAGCTTCCTGCGCCGCCACGGGCCGCCGCCGTCGCGTTACCACCTCCAGCCGCCGCACTGATCGCCCCGCTCCCGCTGATCGCCGTCTTCGCCACCACCACCACCAGCCCCCCGCCCCCGCCGCCATCGCTTGCCGCATTCGTCCCATCCGCCGTGATCGTCGTCCCGATGCTCACACTCCCCCCGCTCAAGATCTGCACTACCCCCCCACACAACCCCGTATTATCCCCCCCCGGTCGTATCGGTACTGGGATCCCCTTGCTCCCAATCGTCGCCAGGATCGCCCCCAGGTGTATCCCTGGGCTGCCTGCCGCCGTCGGAAAGCTGCCCCTCGCCTGTCCGTTCTGTTTATTCACCGTGATCGCCTGCGTTAGCGTCACGTTCCCGGTCGCCCGGTAAATCCGGTTGCTGGTTGCCGTCAGCGTCCCCGATTGCGCCAGGGTCGTTCCGTTGGTATCCGCGTCCGTGAGATTGCTTACCGCCCCACCCGCACCCGTCCCCCATAGCGACGGCACAAACGAGTGGAACAGGTTCCCGGCCTGCACCTTTTTATAAGCTGGCGTCCCCGCCGGGTCGTCGATCACCCCTAACAGGTCATCCGCCGAAACGCTCGTCGCCTCCGTCGCCCCCGTCACCACCGTCTTCCGGTAGTTATCCACCGTGATCTTCTTCGTCTCCGGCGCCCCGCTGGGATCATCCACCACCACCAACAGATCATCGCTGGTAATCGCCGTCAATGCCACCAGGTCCGTAATCTTCTTATCGATAGCCATCTACAACTCCTCTAACTGATCCTCATGATAAAAAATACCGCATAGTATGGCGGCCTGATATCCTGGCTCGCGCTCAGCGCCGACCCCGTGTCCGTCACCGTATGGGTATGGCTGCCGTTTGCATTCGTCGTCGGAATCGTGTGCGTATGTGCATTCTCACTCGACAAAGTTGCTGTCACTGCATGATTATGCGTGCCCTGGGTGTCTGATGCCGCCACAATTTCATGGTGATGCGTAGGATTAGACCCCAGCGTGCTGCTATACGGATCCGTCTGCACACTGATCGGGCTGTATGGCGTCTCCACATGGCTCTCTGTATTAAACGTATGCGCATGCGCCCCGCTATCTCCTGTTGTTGCGCTCAACGAATGTGTATGCGCGCTGCCAGCCCCCGAAGTTCCAATTGAATGACTATGTGAACCAGATGATCCAGTTGTCCCCCCTGTGTGCGCATGCGCCAGGTCAGCCGTTGCCGCTCCCCCAGTATCCCCTACGTCATAAGTCGAACCCGCCCCTACCACAAACCGATCTCTCAGGTCCGGCGTCCCACTCGTCCCGTCGCACACATGCCACCCGCTCGGCACACTCGCCTCCGTCCCCGTCCACATCACAATCCCCCCCAACGGCACATGCGCCCCGCCGCCCGCCAGGTGCGTATCGATCTGTGCATGCGTGTTCGTCCCTGCACTCGATAGGCTCCCATGCGCAATCACCCCGCCATCCCCCGCTGCATGTGCATGCGTGTTTCCGCCCGACACATGCAAGCTGGTCGTATTGGCAATATGCGCATCGATCTGTGTATGCGTGTTCGTCCCTTTGTTCGCCAGGTTCGTATGGTCTATCTGCGCCCCGTCCCCTCCGCTATGGTCATGGCTGTCGCCGTTCGTCACATACGTCGCCGGGATCCAGGCCAGCCCTATAGCAGCCGATGACGACGCGCTCAACACCGTCCCATTACTCCCTACACTCAGCCGTCCGATCTGCGTCGCGCTCAGCGCCGCCGCCAGGTCCCCCTTTCTCAAGTATGGGTACAGGTCCATCAGCCGGTCCCGCACCTCCTGGTTCATCATGACATCCGTCACCTTCTCATACGGCAGCCATGTTTTAGGTGTCACCCATGCCATTATGTAATCCTCCGGATATAATACAGCGCCATGTATGGCGGATAGCTCGTGCTTGTCAGACCCGATCCAATCGTCGGGCTGGTGTGACCATGCGCCCATGCGTTATTATTCAAAGTGATCGTGTGTGTATGCGAGCCATCCCCAGATAATGCCAATGTATGGATATGCTCGTAAAGCGCATAAGACGTTTCTACATCTGCAGCTCCATGCCTATGATATGCATCCGGCACATGTGTATCTCCGCTTTTCAGATTATCTATATAAGGGATTTGTGATGGCCCAGAAGCAAACCCAGATACCGTATGGCCATGGTGGCCCGCACTATCCGTCGCGCCAACTGCATGACTATGTACCGCAGCAGCCGTCGGTCCTGCCACATGTGTATGCACATTCGCCAGGCTGCTCAGCAACCCGCTCGTATGCGTATGCGCCAGAACCGCCCCGCCCCCAGTAGCGCCAACGCTGTACGTTCCCCCCGCCCCCACCACAAACTTACCCCTCATATCCGGCGTTCCATACGTCCCGTCGCACATATGCCACCCGCTCGGCACTGCGCTCAACAACCCATAATACAAAATGATCGCCCCCACCGGAATATGCGGCTGCGCCAGGTGCGTATCGATCTGTGCATGCGTGTTCGTCCCCACATCATTCAGACTGGTATGGCTCACCTGCGCCCCGTCGCTCCCGCCCGTGTGACGATGACTGTTCCCATTCGATAAATGCCCGCTCGCATCCCCCACATGCGTGTCCACCTGCGCATGCGTGTTCGTCCCCTTGTTCGCCAGGTTCGTATGGTCAATTGTCCCCCCATACCCGCCTGTGTGCGCATGGCTGTTCCCCAGGCTGATCCCCGTGTTCGTCCCCCATCGCAACCCGGTTGCCTCCCCGCTGTCCGCCAGCAGCACCTGCCCATCCGTCCCCACCGGCAGCCTGGCCAGCGCCGACCCGTTATACACCGCCAGGTCCCCCTTCGTCGCCCACACCCACAGCGCATTCAACTGGTCTCTCAGATTCGGATTCATCAAGTCAGCAAACGTGTGCTCTTCAAAAACCCATGTACGTGGCGCGCTCCAGGCCATCATCCAACTCCAAGATAAGTGTTAACGCCAAGCTCGTCATTCCCTGGCGTATCCAGCGTCCAGAACATCCCGCTGATATTCGCATACACCTCGCTCTGCACCGTCCACGTGCAGCGCACCATCCCTCCCGGCCCAATCACCGTTTCCACCCCATTCACAAAATAATTCCCGGATATCGCCGCATCCGCATTCCAAATAGCGATCTTATCCCCTGGCTCCACCCACAAAAATACCGCCATCGACCTGGGAGAATAATTGCCGGAAAAAGTCGCCCGATCCACCACCGTCAGCGGCTCTGCATAAATGTCCAGGAACACATCCGCAAACGCTGCCGCAATCAGGATCGACTTCTGATAACGAAAATCCATCGACAGCACCCGCGTCCCATGCACCAGCTTACTCGCCGCGTCCTCCGCTCTCAGCGTCACCGGGTCATAGGTGTAAATCCCCTTCCCTCTGCATTGCAGCTTCGTCACAAACCCCGTCGTTGTCGCCGATGTGTTCTGCAGCGTGTAATTGACACCTTCTGGCCCATAGTTCGCCGTAACCGTCAAACTTGCCGTCATATCCGTCCCCGTCCCATCCGCCTTACTGTTCATCAAATAGTCTGTCGTGGCCACCGGCGTCACCATATCCCGCCCGCTGATCCGCGCCGCCCCGCCCGTTGGGTCCCTGTAGCGCATCAACACATTCGGCCGCGTCTGGTTCGCCGCCAGCTCAATCGGGCTGTTCAGGCTGGCCAGCACCGTCGTCGCCAGTGCATCCACATACCTCGGATACACCGTATATCGCGCCTCGTTGAACAGGTGCCGCCCATGGCTCACCTCGATCCCCGTCAGCGGCTCCTGGTAATATTGCAAACCAATCTCATCCAACACCAGCTCCTCCCCATCCTCCATCAGCAGATCGCCGCCCTCTTCCGTCAGCAGGTAACTTTCACCGCCCACCGTCCCAAATACCGGCCAGTTCATCATCACGTCAAACATCTCCCCCTCCAACAGCAGGTTTTCCCCAGCCTCCGTCAGCAGATAATCCCGCGTCTCCGTCAGCAGCCACCCCCGATCCTCATGGGGAATCGGCGCCTGCACATATGCCGTATCATCGCTGCGTGCATACCGCCCATCCACTGTCAACACTTCCCCCGTGCTCCGGTCCCGTTTCACATACACATACCCCAGCTCGCTGGCCGTCGCCTTGCTGATCTCCGCCAGCGCCGTCGTCGTCGACCGCACCGTATCAAACACATCCTCAAACGTGTCTTCCGTCGCGTTCAGCTCCGTGTCCTGTGGCTGCACCGGCACATTATCCAGCACCAGCCCCACCACCTCATCCAGCCTCTTATCCGTCGCCAGCGCCGGAAGATACATCGGATGAATCGCCAACTGCTCCATATAGTCCAGCACGCTTACCCGGGTCATCGTCGCCATCCCCGGCCCCTCCTGAAGCTGGATCCCCTGCGGCCCGATTCGCCCAAAAAACTTATAAAACGTATACCCGTCATACACCAGCCGCAGCCGCGCCTTGATCCCCGCCCCAAACCCGCTCCGGCAGCTTGGGTGCCCCGGCGTGTAATACCCCGCAGCCCCGCCGCTGCATCCTGCGTCATTGCGCAGCGTAAACTCCATCTTCCCCGTGCCCGCCACCCGATCCAGCGGCCCATTCCCCATGATCCCATAGGCAAACTTAATCCCAGGCCCCTGCAGCACATCCTGCGTCACATCCGTCCAGGTTAGCCCGTCCAGCATCAGCTCCACGTGGATCTCATCCAGATATGCAGCCATTGCCTACCCCATCACCGGCGCCAACACATCCCGCAGGCTCGTGGCGATCTCCCAGGCCGTCGCCGCCCGTCCCTGCATCAGCATCGCCTCCCGCAGCCCCCGGATCTCCCCGATCAGCGCCTGGCTGCTCACCCCGCCCCCCTGCGCCAGCTCTCGCGGCGTCTCCCCCGCAGGTGTCACCTGCACCCGCTCCCCGCTCTGCGCCCGCATCAAAAACGTATCATTCGGATACCCCGGCGGCACCACAAAATCCGCTCCCGTCTGATGCCCTTCTGGGACGCTGTTATCCCACGCCGCCATAATCTCCTCCAGCAGGCTCTGCACATCCGCACTGATCGTGATCGTCTTCTCATTCGGTATCTGCGAAATCCCATTTACCAGCGTACCCACCGCCACGCTTGAGTCATTGACCATGCTCGTATACGTTCCCAACTGCTGCCATGCCAGCGCCGTCGCCTCGTCGATCAGCCCCCACTTTCCCGCCACCCCGGCCAAAACGATGCTCTCCCGCTCAGTCAAGCCGTCCACGGATAACTGCTGTTGCAGCAGATCATACAGGATCCGCCGTGTCGCTTCCTCATGCGCTGCAGCCGTCTCGTTATATTTTTGCTGCAGCGTCCCATAAGTGGTTTTCATTTCGTCAATTTTTTGCGCCGCATCCGACGATAACGTACCCTGCGCATTCTGCAGCTCCAGGATCTTGTCCCGCATCTCGATCATCTTATCCCGGATCTCAATTTGTTTGTCATAATATTTCTGATTTTCTTGGCCAACTGGACCGGCTATCAACGTCCGCAGCTCATCCATTTTCAGCTTAAGCCTGTCCTCTGCTGATGTCTGTTCGTCCGCTGCCCCTGCCGCTGCCCGGTGCATAAACTCCAGTTTCCCCTCGTCATCTGTTAGCGTCCGCACTTCTTCCGCCGACGCATTCACATTTTGCGCATGCGTATATTCTGCCTGTGACATCAGGTCAAACTGCTTTGTTACATCAAACATGATCCCATTCCGCGTTTGGAACACCTGGATCTGGCCGTTTGTTGCCTGGATCGAATAATTTGTGTTCTCAGTCCCCGCTTCCAACGCCCGTACATAATCCTCCCAGCTTCCCGTGGCGCCAGCCGCTGCCCGTGCATTCGTGTCCAGCTCAGTCGATAGCTTATCAAAATTCGACCCCGTGATCTGGTCAATCACGTTAGTCAAAACCGGTATCAGTCCATTCCCCACCTGCACCTTCAACCCATCCACCGAGTCCCCCAGGTTATCCATCGCAATCTCGTATTCCCTGGCCGCCTTAACGCCATCCTCGCTCATCACCAGCCCGGCGTCTTCAGCCGCTTCCCCCAGCTCTGCAATCCCTCGGCTTCCCTTTTCCATCAAGGGTCCCAGATCCGCCCCTGCTTTCCCAAATTTATCCATCAAAAACCTGGTCCGTTCGATCGGGTCCTGGATTGCCAGGTACTCGTCAGCCAGTTTTCCAATCCCCTCAATAGATGGTTCCACGCCCTTCCTAATCGCTCCTTCCAGAGCCCGTGAAAGTGTGTCGTATCCTACCCCCACATCATCTGCTGCCTGGATCAGTCTGCTCGACTCTTCTGCGCTGGCCCCGATAGTCCGCCCCAGTTCCCGCACTTGTCCCGCATATTCAATCGTGAAATCTACCGCGTCTTTCGCCGCCTGGCCCAGTGCCATAATCGCTTCCCCCGCTGCCTGCGCTGGGTTATACAACGCTGCCAGGTTCACCCCCATTCCACCCAGCACCTCCTTAGCTACGTTCCCCGTGCTCGCCAGGCCGTCCGTTTCCTTGTTCACCCCCGCAATCACCTGGCTTGCCCGGTCTACCGCGCTCAGTATCAACTGTACTTCACTCTGTCCCATGCAGCATTGCCTCTCTCAACAACCGATCTTTTTCAGGATGCTCCCTGACCCACGCTGCCCAGTTCCCGCTCCGCTCCCGCTCCTGGTACGCCCTCACCACCGCCTCCGCCGTCAGCATCCTCCGGATCTCGCCCGCCCCCAGCGCCCTCCCCAACACACCCTGCGCTCCAAACCGATCCACCAGGTTCAGCAAGATGATCTCGCGTGGCGCCTGGCCGCTGCCCTCCGCATATGCGTAAGCAGCGGCCATCACCCGTTTGGGATCACCTCCTCGCCTCGATATGCCTTGACCACTTCCTCCACCAGCCACCCCACCAGTTCAGCCGAAGCCCGTACCGGCGTCGCCGGAAACGTCTCCAACGTCACTGGCCTCCCCAGCCCTTCCAGCTCCCATTCCTCCACACACGCCAGGATCCCAGGTAGGATGGCAAAATTCAGCCTGGCCTGGCTGGCGCCGTTCAGCTCCCGGGCTGCCTGCAGCGCATCCTCCACCGCAAACACCTGTGGATAACTCAATGGTTCCGCCAGGCGCACCCGCCCTGGCCAGCGCTTCACCGGGCTCGTCGCCCACCGGCCCATCTATGCTAACTCTCCGCCGCCGTGCCCCACGCGGGCAGGCTGCTCCCCGGCAGAAGCTTAAACGTCGCCGTGTACGACATCGTGCTCGGATCCACCACGTACGACGTGCAGATATACCCGCTCGTCGCCGAGCTGGTAATCCCAAATTGCGGCTCTCCCGCTTCCCAGGTATGCCGCACCCCAAACTGGATATCCAGGCTGCGCGGCGTCATCCCCCCGCACAACCCGCTGAGCACCGTGTGGCTCCCGCTCAGCGTCGGCGCCGATGCCGCCGCGCTGCTGTCAAACGGACCGCTCACCGAGATCGGTGCATCCGGCATCGTCGGCAGCGCTCCCTTCACCGCATCCTGAAACGCCGTCAGGTCCTGCTCGTCATACTGCACACCCACCGCGTTCAGCCGGTTGATCGGGATCGCCCGCAGCGCCGTCCCATCATGCACCAAAAACTGCAAATGCTTAAAAGTCGTTCGTCCTGTATTAGCCGTCATTCGTCAAACTCCTTACCTTACTCTCGTCTCACGCACGAACCCGATCGCAAACGTCGCCGTGCTCGCCGTTCCCAATGCCATCTGCC